ATAACTGGGTTTAAAGAAGTCATCCTTTTTTACGACAATGACACACCTGGCAGAGATGCTGCCAATGCTTGTGCAGAAGCACTGCCAATTGGTTTGTGTAAGATTGCCACCATAGGCGGGTTTAAAGATGCCAACGAGGCATTAGTGGCCGGTGATGCTCAAGCAGTGGTTAATGCTATCTTCCAGGCACGACCTTATCAGCCCGACGGCATAGTCAGCGCGGTCGATCTCAGGGATGTCATAGGCGTTGAGGACACAGTATCTGCAATCACCTATCCCTACCCCCAGTTAAACGAGTTAACCAAGGGGATCAGGCTTGGAACCTTAACTACAATAGCTGCCGGTAGTGGTACGGGAAAGAGTACGTTTGTCCGTGAGATCATGTACCACATCCAGCAATCGGGTTTCCCCGTAGGCATGATGATGCTGGAAGAAACCACCAAACGGTCAATGCAAGCTATGGTGGGCATGCACATGAATAAGAACATTGTCGTGGACCCTGGTGTTGCCACCAGAGACGACATTGAAACATCGTTTGACGACCTTATTAAGCACCAACCGATCTACCTATTTGATCACTTTGGATCCACTGACTTAGACAGAATAATCAATAGGATACGTTACATGTCTAAAGCCCTGGGGTGCCAGGTAATCTGTCTTGATCATATCAGTATATTGGTCAGCGGCATGACGGGAGAAGTAGCTGATGAGAGACGCTTAGTAGATTCCCTGGTAACTCAGTTGCGAACCGAGGTCCAAGCGCTGGGCATTGCCCTGTTACTAGTCTCGCACCTCAAGCGCCCCTCGAGTGACCTCGGCCATGAAGGTGGTGCCAGAGTGAGTTTAAGCCAACTCAGATCCTCACATGCAATAGCCCAGCTCAGTGACTTTGTGCTCGGGCTAGAGGTGGACAGAGAAGATCCAACAAGCGGCCTAAGAAACTTGGTTTGCTTAAAGAACCGCCACACAGGCGAGGTCGGTCACGCTGGGACACTGTCCTATGACCGCACAACAGGACGGCTCACAGACGCCGGTGCAAACTTCGGTTTCTAAAAGTCTGCAATCTCAAGGAGAGCTACAATGGTAAATGGACACAGTCTTAATGTGTTTGAGAACACGCACCCAATCATCTTAAGAGATCGTTGGTTTGCCGACATCGAAACTGATGGTCTTTTAGATCATCTCACGAAAGTGCACTGCATAGTGCTTCGCAACATGGACACAGATGAGGTCCAAACCTATGGCCCAGATGAAATCAAAGCTGGCCTATTCACACTCATGCATGCTGAAGAAGTATGTGGCCACAATTGGATTGCTTTTGATGGCCCAGCGCTTGAGAAAGTGTACCCAACCTTCACGGTGCAAGGTAAGGTCACCGACACCCTGGTGTTATCACGCTTGATGAAGACCACGCTGTTTGAAGATGACATTAAACAACAGAAGCTAAACCCTGAGAACACTGAGTTCCCCAAACGTCTCATGGGATCCCACGGCCTAAAAGCATGGGGCCTACGACTGTCTGACAACAAAGGCGACTATGACGGCGGGTGGGAGCACTTCAGCGAAGAGATGCTCACCTATTGCGTCCAGGACACTCAGGTCACTAAAGCGCTGTACGACCACCTCATGACGCTAAAGTTCTCGGAAGAGAGCATCGATCTAGAGCATTCACTGGCACACATCTGTCTACGCATTGGTAACAATGGGTGGACCTTTGATCGTGACGCAGCCGGTAAGTTATATGCTACACTATGCCAGGAACGTAATGAGATTGAGGGTGGCTTAGATGCCCTGTTTGATCCGTGGGAAGTCACAGAAGATTTCTATCCTAAGTCAAACAATGCCACCCGTGGTTATGTCAAAGGTGAGCTCTTTGTTAAGAGTAAAACAGTTTACTTTAATCCTGGCTCTAGGCGCCATATCGAGCACTGTCTCAAATCTAAGTATGGCTGGAAACCCACTAAGTTTACAAACACCGGCCATGCCCAAATAGATGAAACAGTCCTGGGTGCACTAGACTACCCAGAAGCAAAGCTATTAGCAAAATACTTCTTATTACAAAAGCGCATTGGACAGCTGGCTGAGGGCCCACAAGCATGGCTGAAGCAGTGTGATGACGATGGACGGATTAGGCACACAATTGTGTCTGGTGGCACTATCTCAGGCCGTGCAGCGCACCGCTCACCTAACCTCGCCCAAGTTCCCAAAGCTGGTCTCTTGTATGGCAAGGAGTGCCGAGATCTATTCTCAGCTCCCCAAGGCTGGACTTTAGTTGGTGTTGATCTTGATGGTTTAGAATTAAGAATGCTTGCCCATTTCCTAGATGACGGTGGTGAGTATGCCGATCAAATACTGTCTGGAGATATCCACACGCACAACCAAAAAAGTGCAGGGTTGAGCAGTCGAGATGAGGCCAAACGCTTCATATATAGTTTACTGTTTGGGGCCGGTGACAGCCTAATTGGTAAGATTGTCGGCGGGGCATCCAAAGAGGGCAAGGCTCTAAAAGAAGAGTTCAACAAGAACGTACCAGCATTCGCCAAGCTTCAGAACAATCTTAAGAAAGCATCCCAGCGCGGCAACCTGGTTGGCCTGGATGGTCGCAAACTATTCATCCGAGAAGAGCGTAAGCTTTTGAGCCAGTTGCTCCAATCGAGTGGAGCCGTGTGTTGCAAGAAATGGGTCGAGCTAACCGACACCGCAATCAACCAAAAATACACCCCCGATGAAGTCATGATTCAAGGCTGGATCCATGACGAAATGCAGATCGGGTGTGCAACAAAAGAGGTGGCAGAAGATGTCCTTAAAATCGCAATTTCAATGGCGGGAAATACAAGCCGTCATTTCGGCACAACCATTGCCCTCAGTGCCAGCGGAAGTCTTGGCCAGCGTTGGACTGACACTCACTGAGACCACGGACGACATCAACTATTTGTTATCTTGCTACATCGTTTTGGATCGAGCCAAACGAAAACCCTTCTCAATCAAATCTACCTTTGCCCGTCGTGGTGCCTGGCACGTTGCTCTGGCTGCATCAGAGGGGCTGATCACCACCAATGTGGGTGAGAACACCTGGGGCAGTAAGTGGAAAATCACAGAAATAGGCGACGAAACAAGGAGCGCAATCGATGACTTACTTCAAGAAGTATTTAAAAAAGCCAATGGTGGATACGACATTACTCATTGATGGGGATCTATACCTCTATCGTGCATGTGCCGCTGCCGAGGAAGAGATCAATTGGGGTGATGACATCTGGTCATTGTCTACTGATCTCAAGGTCGCAAAAAAGATCTTCCAGGAAACTATCGACGCTTGTTGTGAGTATCTGGAGACCGGCCACTTCATTATATGCCTGAGCGATCGGGACAACTTTAGAAAAGAAGTAGACAGCCAGTACAAGGGTGGCCGAAAGAAGGTCCGTAAGCCCGTTGGTTACTCTGAGATGATCAAGTGGGTCAAGAACACCTACATGTGGTTCTCTGAGCCTATGCTCGAGGCTGACGACCTCATGGGCATCATGGGCTCTGCACCAAATCACAACACGATCATGGTGAGTGACGATAAAGATATGAAGTCGATCCCTGGTCGATTGTACCGGCCAATGAGTGGCGAGTTACTGACGATCACTAGGAAAGAAGCAGACTTTAATTTCCTAACCCAAGCACTGATGGGGGATGCAACGGACGGCTATAGCGGGTGCCCCACTGTGGGCGCCAAAACAGCTGAGAAGATCCTAACAAAGGATCCTTCCTGGAATGCAGTGGTGGCCCAGTACGCCAAGCAGAAACTCAATCCTAATTACGCACTAACGCAAGCACGATTGGCTCGGATCCTACGTTTCGAAGATTGGGACGTGGAGAAGAACCAGCTAATTTTATGGGAGTATAAATTATGATGATAGCACAGCCAACTTATGATGGGTCAGCCGATTATATCTTAAAGAGGGCCTTTAAGTTTAGGTCTTTAAATCCTTCGCTAGAAGCCGAGCTAGGGCGCCGCATGCTGGCACATGAGTTGCCGATCGACAGGGGTTACCTAAGCGATAGGCTCAATTGTACACCCTTCCCAAACCGGACCCAACCCGCCCTCAGAATTATCGAATGTCTTCTGGAAAAGGCCGAGCGCCACATAATCACTAGGTACGAGCTGGTGAACAGGGACGGCCATGATCCAAGCACAGTAGTCAATGTCTTACGCAAGCTTGAGGCTGGCCGAGCCATCACCCAGTTTGGTGTACATGCAAATGGCCGGAAGCTCTACCGAGTGTTCCCCCCAAACCGTGTGATCTTGGAGGAAATACTCCGTGGATGATCATGTAAACAAACCCGACC